ACGTTGCCTAGAAGAGGATCGCAGATATCTAAAAATTCTAGGCGATCGATCTTGGCTGTTGTTTTGGTGGCAGGTCACACTGTTCGGAATCGGGGCGACAGCAGCTGTGCTCGCACTCGCATTGCATTCCGCAGCGAGCGTGTAGCCTCCGTTGTGAACGCGGCCCCATTACGGGCCGCGCGCGCGTGACGAAACTGGCGGCATGCCTGATGCCGCCCTCCCCGAAATCGAGATCTTCCGCGCCGGCCGCCACGTGGCCGTCGACGGCACCGTCGTCGAAGTCACGCACGCGGATCTCGCCGCGATCGCCGACGCCTACGACCCCGCGCTCGGCGAGGCGCCGCACGTCATTGGCCACCCCAAGCTCAACGCGCCCGCCTACGGCTGGGTGAAGCAGCTCGAGGCGCGCGACGGCGTGCTGTTCGCCGCGGCCTCCGACCAGGTCGACCCGGCGTTCGCCGACATCGTCGCTGCGGGCCGCTACAAGAAGCGCTCGGCGTCCTTCTTCCTGCCCAACTCGCCTGGCAACCCCAAGCCTGGCTCCATGTACCTGCGCCACGTCGGTTGGCTCGGCGCCGCCGCTCCGGCGGTAACCGGATTGCGCGACGTGCAATTCGCCGCAGGCGAGCAAGGCGTCGTCGAGTTCGGCGTGACCGTGCGGCCGTGGACGTTCCGCTCCATCGCCGACGTGTTCGGCCGCATCCGCGACTACTTCGTCGAGCGCGACGGCGTCGAGAAGGCTGACCAGCTGCTGCCGCGCTACGTGATCGACGACATCGCCGCCGGCGCGGACGTGGCCGACGAGCCATCCCTTTCCCCCAGCTTCGCGGCGCCCGCGCCGTCTCCGGAGACCGTCATGCCCGACACCACCACCGCCGATTTCGCGGCGCGCGAAAGCGCGCTCGCCACCCGCCAGCACGAGATCGAGCAGCGCGAGAAGGCCCTGCGCGATCGCGAGCGCGAGACGCAGCGCGCCGCCGTCGTCGAGTTCGCCGCTGGCCTGGTCGCCGCCGGCCGGCTGCTGCCGCGCCAGCAGGCGCCGATCGTCGAGCTGCTCGTCGCGCTCGAGGGCGCCGAGCAGCCGCACACGCTGAACTTCGCCGCGGCCGACGGCACGCAGACCGCGGTCGCTGCCGGCGCCGCGCTGCGCACCTTCCTCGGCGAGCTGCCGGTGCAGGTGGACTTCGCCGAGCGCGGTGCCGGCGAGCATCCGGGCCATGCGGCGGACTTTGCCGCGCCGCCGGACGTCCAGGTCGACCGCAGCCGCATGGACCTGCACGCCAAGGCCCAGGCGTACCAGCGCCAGCACCCGAACACGCCGTATCTCGACGCCGTCCGCGCCGTCGGCGGCTGATCGCGTCCGCTGTCCTTCCATCGATCACGAGGAACGCTCATGGGTACCCAGAACATTTCGCTGCTCTCGCTCCCGGTCGCCGCGGCGGTCGCACTCACGGCCAAGCGCTTCGTCACGCTCGGCGGCGCGGTTGCCGCGGCCGCCGGTGCGGCCGGCGGTGTGACGCGCAGCGACGCCGCGGCCGGCACGCTGACCACGGTCGACGTGCTCGGCACGGCCGTCGTGACCGCCGGCGGCGCCATCGCCAAGCACGCCTACGTCGAAGTGGGCGCGAACGGCAAGGCGGTCACCAAGGCGGCCGGCAAGGTGGTCGCGCAGGCGCTGGAGGCCGCCAGCGGCGACGGCGCCGACATCGAGGTGCTGCTGATCCAGTCGAGCTGACCGGCTCGTCTTTCGCTTCCCCGACTTCCAGGAGTAATCCATGCCCCAGATGAACCCCGGTCAGGCGCGCGTCGTCGACCCGATCCTCTCCCAGCACGCCCGCGGTTACCGCCAGCGCAACCTGATTGCGCGCGCGCTGTTCCCGCTGGCGCCGGTCGCCATCTACGGCGGCAAGATCATCGAGTTCGGCAAGGAATCGTTCCGGCTGTACTCGTCCAAGCGTGCGCCGGGCTCGTCCACCAAGCGCATCAGCTTCGGCTACGACGGCAAGCCCTATGCGATCGTGCCGAGCGCGCTCGAGGCGCCGGTGCCGCGCGAGCTGATGCGCGACGCCAGCCAGGTGCCGGGCATTGACCTGGGCAGCCGCGCGGTCAACACCGTGCTGCGCTCGCTGCACCTGGAGCACGAGTACGCCTGCGCGCAGATCGCCCGCAGCGCGGCCAATTACGACGGCAACCACAAGCTGGCCCTGGTTGGCGGCGACCGCTGGACCTCGGACACGTCCAAGCCGATCAAGGACGTGCAGGCCGCCAAGGAGGCGATCCGCTCGTCGATCGGCGTGTACCCGAACACGCTGGAGATCTCGGCGAGCACGTTCGCGGCGCTGCAGTCGCATCCGGACCTGGTCGGCCGCACCGCTGGTGGCGCGGTGCGCGTCGTCACGCTCGACACGCTCAAGGCGGTGTTCGGCGTGCAGAACATCGTGGTCGGTGAAGCGGTGGTCGCGGACGCGACCGACAGCTTCGGCGACGTGTGGGGCCACGACACGATCCTCGCCTACGTGCCCGAGAACGGCAGCGACGCCGGCGGCGACGGCCTGCCCGGCAACCGCGAGGAACCGAGCTACGGCTACACCTACGTCATCGAGGGCCATCCCCTGGTCGAGGTGCCGTACTGGGACGCGAACGCGAAGTCGTGGATCTACGGCGTCAGCTACGACAACACGCCGGCGCTGACCGGCATGGTCGCCGGCTTCCTGCTGCAGAACACGGGCGCGCCGGCGGCCTGACCGAGCCTCGTCGGAGACGCGAACGTCTGCGTCGGCAATGTGACGTGACAGCCGGGAGAGACCGGCACTGAGCAACCCACGCGAGAGACCCACATGCCGAATTTCACTTACGCCGCACTCACGCCGATCAAGGTCGGCGGCGCTGTCGTGAAGACGGGCGAACACGTCGTGCTCGACGAAGACACCGGCGCGGCGCTCGTCGCCGACGAGCTGGTCGAGCTGGTCGACGACACGCCGGCCGAAGTGGCGGCGCCCCAGGTCGCGACGAAGGTCACCAGGCCGGCCAAGAAGGCCGCGGCCAAGGCGAAGAAGTAAGCGCGCATGTACGTCACGCCCGCCAGCCTCGCCGAGCTCCCCGGCGCGCAGGAAATCAGCCAGGTCGCCAGCACCGAGCACGATGCGGCCCTGGTCGACTACGCGCTGATGGAGCTGACGCTGCGCAACGGCGATCGTAGCGGCTATCCGGCCGAGGCGATCGCCGCGGCCGATGCCGCGCTGGCGCGCGTCGAGGCGGCCATCGCAGAGGCGGACGCGACGATCGAGGGTTACCTGCGCATGCGCGGCTACGCGCTGCCGCTGTCGCCGGTGCCGCCGATCGTCACGACTTGGGCACGCGCAATCACGCGCTACACGTTGCACCGGCATCTGCTGGCCACCGACGCCACGAATCCGATCGTGCGCGATTACCAGGACGCGCAGAAGTTCCTGAAGCTGGTCGCCGAGGGCAAGTTCTCGCTCGGCGCCGGCGACGTCGTCGCGCCGACCGGCCTCGGCAGCCCGCAGGTGAGCGCACCGGCGCGCGTGTTCGACGCCGACACGCTGGCGGACTACGTCGGATGAACCTGATCTTTCCCGTCGCGCCGGTGATCGAGCATCTGCGCGCGCAGGTGCCGGCGCTGAAGATCGTCGGCGCCAGCGCCGACCTCACCGCCGCGCTGACCACGCCGCCGACCGCGGCGCCGGCCGCCTACGTGCTGCAGACGTCGCAGGGGCGCCCGCCGCAGTGGAGCGGCGACAGCCGCTTCGTGCAGAAGGCCGATGCCGCCGTGCAGGTGGTGCTGTGGGTGCGCAACTACGCCCAGGCGCGTGCCGGCGCGAGCGCCAGGGCCGACATGGACGCGCTGCTCGGCGCGGTGGGCGAGGCGCTGATCGGCTTCCACCCGAGCACCGACTACTGGCCGCTGTGGTTCGACCGCGCCACCGACGAGCACTACGACGCCGGCTGGCTCACCAGCCAGATCACGTTCCAGTCCGACTTCCGCATCCAGAGGTGAGCGCGTGAACCGCATTCCATTTCCGACCAGCGGCGGCAGCTACCGCCTCGTCGAGGGCCAGCTCGTCATCGAGGGCGAACTGGTCAACGACGATCCGGCCGCGGCGCCGGCGCCGCCGATCGAGCAGGTCGACACGCCTGTCGTCGCAGACGCCGTCGAGCGCGAGGCCGAGCCCGGCCAGGCGCTGCCGCCCATCCAGTCAACCCCATCCGCATCGGCCACGAGCGGCCGTCGCAAGCACCGCCAGGAGTAACTCATGGCTCAGCCCGATCTGGACTACTTCCGCAAGCGCAACCTGATGATCAAGCCGCAGCCGACGCCCGGCGTGGCGCCGGTGTTCAATGGCGCCACTGACGGCTTCCGGTTCTTCGATGGCAGCAGCAGCACCGAGTTCGACAAGGTCGAGCGCAATGCCGACAAGGCGTTCTTCGGCAATGACGAGTTCGGCGTTGCCAACAAGCGTGGCAAGCTGGAGGGCGAGTTCGCACTCTATCCGCCGACCACTCCTGGCGGCGCTGCCACCAGCGATGCCCACGCCGGCGTCGTGCTGCTGCCGGCCGGCATGGCGGTCGTGAAGGACCTGGTCGGAAAGACCACGCGCTACAACCCGATCAGCGCGGCAATCCCGATGATCGCGTCGCGCTTCAATCACACCGGCATGCTGTTGGAAGTGCTGGACGGCCGCGTCGCGATCTCCTCGCTCGGCAT